GTAAAGCGTTCCGGTTAGTGTCTGAGAAGCTGGCGCTGTTGCTTCAAAGAAAGCGTCGGCTGCAATGTCGGAAACGCCTGAGTTTTCTGTCAGGAATTGCCGTGATGCAATTCTATGCCCTGTTTGATCTGCCCATCCGGGAGTCGTCATGGCTTACCCCTGAACGATGGATAACTGCCCCATTATGACGCCGCTTGAAGTCGTCGTGGCCTGGTGTACGAAAATCAGACAGGCTTCGTCGTCAATTTTTGGGAAGCCCAAAGCAAAAGCATCGGCCACGTTTGACACGTTTGTAACGGGCGCGGAGATGGACGCGAGACGGTCCATCACCAGAACCCACAAGTTGCCCGCAGTACCGGAAGAAGCCGACAACGTGATGCCCTGAACTGATTGAACGCCAGTATCTCCAGACTGCAACGGAACCTGATACATGCGGTTTGCAGGCATGGAAGCGATGCCAGCAGTAGAAACCGTGTTGCGGCCCGATGTTCCCGACTGATTGGTATACTGCACTGTGACGTTATGCGCCGTCGCACCGATGGCAGAGGAACAGCCAATCCAGATTTCAGCGCCTACGCCATTGGAATTGCGCGAAGGCATACCTGAAAAGCCCGTAACCGTTTGCGCTGTAGTGACGTTGCCGACAAAGCCAGAGCAGGCCCAATAGCAATCATAAAGATGCAAGGTTCCCGCCGTGGCGAAGGTCGAACCCCAACGGCCAACATAGGTTGACGTGCCAGAACCAGCGGTCCAGCGCGGGATGCCCGGAGATGTGGTGGATTGATTGAATGTCTTTCCACCAGAACTCGCCGCCGTGGGAGCCGCCAAAATACCGAACGACGACGTGACGGCCTGATTGATGTTGACCCAGCCTCCCGCAACGTTTGTCGCAGAAGGGAAATAAAGCTGCTGGTCCTGACTTGTGCCCAAGGCAGCAATCAGGCCGTCCATTGTCGTAATTGTCATGTGTCAGCCTTACAGCGTGAAGATGCCCCCGGCAGCCCACTGGATTGTGATGTCGCCGCCGTTTGTCGTGACAGGCAAGTTGGTGTAACCCGTGTCCAGATAGGCGACGAGTTGCGACGTGGCAGCAGAACCCGTGTCAATGTAGATCACGATGGCCGTGGCCGTGGAGCCGCCCGCAACAGCCGTATAGGTAACGTCGGCAGCGTCAAACGTGCCGTTGGTATAGGTCTTGCTGCCAAGCGTCTGGGCCGTGCCCACAACGCCGGAAATTGGCTGCCGCCTGCTGGACGCTTTCCTTCCACTTGGGGTAAATCGCGTTTGCCATTAGTCGTTAGCCTGTTCCATGATGGGTTCGTCAATCGTTTCGAGGATCATTCCGTTGGCGTCGCGCACTGGACGGCGGCGCATACGCTGCGGGGGCGGCATCTGCACCTGAAGTGGGGGCAATGAAGCAACGGCGCTAGAAACAGCCTGCGTTACAGCCGGGACAATGGCCTGCGCCACGCTCTCGCCGATATTCTCAGCCAGGTTAACAGACACGGGCGCGGCAGGAGCCGGAGCGGGGCGTTGTCTGTGCCTGCTGCATCATGCTGGCCAGCTGCTTTTCGCCCTGAAGCACCTTGATTTGAATGTCCTTCTCGGCAAGGTCCAGCTTGTGTTGCTTGTCCGTGATCTGCTTTTCGGCGTTCATCTGCTGGATTTGCTGGCCCTGCTGCTCGATCTGCTTCTTTCCGCCTTCAATCATCTGCTGAAGTTCGGGAGGCATGCCGCCCTTGGCCTGCGGGGGCATGGTGGCCTTGATGCGTTCGGCAATCTCGTCAGCCTGGGGCCAGTCAAGCGCCTTCACCAGAATATCGCCGATGATGGGCGCAGCGGGCGGATAGGAGCGGATGAACTCGGTCATCTGTGCAGCGGCTTCCTCGCGCTTCGTGGTGAAGCCCGGACCCACAGACACAGCCACGTCATAGCGGCCCACGGACAGGTCATAGATACGCTCGGCACCGTCAGGCAGAGGCCCGTTGGCATCTGGCTGCGGCTGCTGTTGGCCGCCCGCCAGCTTCACAACCTTTTCCTTCTGGTCTTCGCCCATAACGCGGATGATCTTCTGCGGGCCATACACCTTCGGGATCAGGTCAATCAGACAGCAGCCAACGTGACGAATGGCGCGGGAAAGGTTGTCGATGAAATGATACGTGGAGACATCGCCTTCCATCTTGCGGGCGTTAATCGCCTTGCCGCTCGTCTCATTGGACCGCGCACCAAGAGAGGCGTCATACATGCCGATAATGGCCTTCATATCGTCGGCAGCGGCCATGGCTTCGGACATAGCCCCAATGGACGAACCGCCATCAAGCGGCTGGCGCTGCGGCATCTGCTTGCCCTTGGTGAACATCAGGTAGGGATGGCTGCGGGTGTTCGCTGTTTCCCAGTTCGGGTCGGCGTCAAACGCGCCTTCCTCACCGATGAACGGCACACGGGGCGCAAGGGCAACCATCTCCGTCGCCTGGGTGCGCCAGTAATTGAACATCCTCTGCGCGTCCATGGCGTTGTGAATGAGGCTGCGGAAATACCGCTTGCCCTCAATGTTGATTTCCTCGCCATAGACCGGAATGATGGGGATGTACTGACCCGCCCATTCGTTCTCTTCCAGAATTTCAGCGCCCGTCATGATGCGCTGTGTAATCTTGTAGCCCTGCGCCGGACGGCTGTTCACAACCTGAATGCCCATGGCGTCAAACAGGTCTTTGGCCGCAAGATATTCCTTCTCGCCCAGCACATGCCCGTCTGAAAGCTGAACGATGGTCTTCTGCACGACTTCACGACGCCATGCCTCGCAGACCATGATTTCTTCGTCCTGACGCCAGGGCTGTTCGATCTGGCCGTACTTGGCGTCCCAATCAACCTTGTCAGCGCCCTTGTATTTGCGCTCAAACTCGTCTTCCTCTAGGTACTCGACAACGTGCGCCTGGTTCCAATCTGACGAATCCGCTTCGGTGGAGAACGGATCACCATAAACGGAGAACGGGTTTGCCACCCGCTTGATACGCAAACCCTTGTCGAATGAATCGTCATACTCGTATTCAATCGCAAGCCGGATATAGCCCCACCCCAGGGAACAGGCGTTATCAACGGCGGTATCGTACGCCACATCAGCCTTAGAAACGTACTCAATATTGCGGATAAGACCTTCGAGAACCTGAGCCGTAGCAGGGTCAGACTTGTCATCGACGCCCTTTACCTTGATCTGGGGACGGTTCATGCGGCTGTCATTCACCACCTGGCGGATGAAAGCAGGCATCTTGTTGATGGTCAGGACGGGGCGGCCTTCAATCTCGCGTTCCTTCCTGATCTTCTCGGGCCATTGTTCTCCCATGCGGGCAAAGCGAAGGCTTTCGAGAGCTGCCTTGCGGTTTTCGGATTCCGCTTCGTAGGCAAGCTCGAAGGCTTCCTTTTCCTCTGAGAGTGTGTCTTCTTCAGCCATTAAGGAGGCTCCTGACCGCTATCACAGCGGTTAAATCTGTTGTGTCAGCCCATCCAGGAGCCTACGCCCTCTGCGCGGAGGCGTCTGGCTCGCGCCGCTTCTCGCGGGGCTTCGTAATCAACGCACATGAGGCCGAAAGCGTCGGCACCATGGCTGGACCAGTCGTGTTCCGGTCCTAATCCAACATCGCGGTTTGCGTCCCGCTTTTCGTGATACCAGCCGAGAGCGTCCAAACCCGCTGAACACGTAGGCTCATGAATATGGATGGACGGCCAAAGACGCCTTGCAGCCTCGATACGGGCCTTTGCAGCGCCCTTGCCTTGGTTCGGCACCACGTTGACCTCAAAGCCTGCTGCCCTCAGCGCGGCCTCGTATGAGGTATCGTTGACCTTATCGCCCTGTGAACCGTCATGCGGCAGGATGCAGAGCGCGTTCTTGTAGCCGTTGTCCCGGAGCCAGTTAACATGCGTGGCAAGCGGTTGGCCTTGGGCTTCGTAATAGTTCAACACCCGGATTTGCGTTCCGACGAACTGAGCAATCCAGATGGCGGTTGCGTCTGCCTTTGCGCCCGTGCCGCCAATGTCCCAATAGGCTCGGGTTGTCATGAGCGGGTCAGCAGAGACAGTGCCGATCCTTCCAGCCTTGCGGGCCTGTGCGATGCTGTCCGCGTAATAAGCGCCAGCCATCACGGTAACGTAATCGCCCTCCCAGATATGGGCGTATTGGTCCGGGTTGTCCCTGAGACAGTCTAGGCGTTCCTGCTTCAGGACTTCCGGGAACCAAGGATTGTCATCCCAATTGGCTCGGACGACGACTGCACCTGTCGGCAGGGTTTCGCCCCGTAGCATTTGGTCAACAGGATCGGTCTTGAGACGCGGGTTCCATGAGAACCAGAGTTCCGAACCGTCCTTGCGGATTGTGGGGCGCAGAAGTGACAGTGAACGGGCTGAGAGTGATTGGGCTTCTTCAACCCACGCAATATCCACACCCTCTAACGATTTGATGCTCTCCGCCGTATGGTCCTGCATACCCTGGAACAGGATGATGCCGTCGCCGGGGGTTTCGATAACCTCGCGGAAGACCTTGAAGCCATCAGCCTCGCCTAGCCCGTATTTGGCAAGCTGGTCCTCGATAAGGCGCTTGGCGCTTTCCTTGAGGGATTTCTGGACTTCACGGATGCAGACCGCTCGCAGACCCTTGTTGGCGATGGCGTAGTCTGGAAGCAAACCGCTGAAGAACTGAGACTTGCCGGAACCACGGCCACCATATGCGCCCTTGTATCGGGCAGGGACGCAAAGAGGCTCAAAGACTTCGGCAGTTGGAATATCAAGCGCCCGGCTTAACAATGGTGCGCCTGACTTCGTGGATAGTTACAATCGGGTTATTTGTATCGCCTGCCACAGTCATTGGCAGAACCTTGCCAAGAAGGCTCATGAATGGGCCAGGATTGGCTGTGGCCTGCGTTTCAAGGTAGCGGACCAAACCTTCATCATCCCCGCCTCCTGCCCGCTGCGCGGCTTGCAGAATGGCGTCCTTGAGAAGCTGAGTGGTCTTGTTCGGTACGCCCTTGGGCCTGCCCGGTCCCGGTTTGCCTTCCCCGATTTTGAGGGTTTGTTTTTCGGCATCTCCTGAGGCGGCAGCGTCTTGCTGGTCGCTCATAGTGCTATCCTTTGTTACAGATTAGGTTCCGCGTCCCATGTCGTTTCCCGATTTCATCTGAGGAGTTGAGGTTGTCTGGAATGTAGTGGGTGCGCCGTTTGCCGCATTTTTTGGGAATTATACACTTGACTCCCGATTATTCCTCGGGTAGTTATCTTCTCATGCAGCGGGCAATTCCGCCCAAACCGAGAGGAGGCTGCTATGCT